GTCAGCAGGAAACAGTATAAATCTAGGTTTTGAACCCCAGTGGTTGATGATAAAGCAAAGTTCTGGCGCTAATGATTGGTATATGTACGACACTATGAGGGGGATTGTTTCTGGCGGCAATGAGGCTGTTGGTTTAAAGGCAAACTCTAGTGATGCAGAAGGAAGCAGTAACCATTTGAGCGTTACCGCAACTGGCTTTGAGCTTGAGGGAGCTGGCGGCGGTTACAACGGCTCGGGTCAAACCTACGTCTACATGGCTATCCGCAGACCCAACAAGCCAGCATCAGAGTTTGCGGCCACTGATTTGTTTGGTATTGACACTTTTGGAAGCACTGGAGATGGAAATGAACCGGCGTTTAGGTCTGCATTTCCATGTGATACAGGAATTAGGTTAGATACAGACGCGGCCAGTACTGAACTTACCTCAAGATTGACCCAAGGCAAATGGATGTACACGGATCAAACCAGTGCAGAAGGCACAGCAAATTTTGCACAGTTTGATTATCAAAATGGATGGGGTGCAAGTACGAGTACCGCATCTAATTATTATGGGTATATGTTTCGCAGGGCTAAAGGTTTTTTTGATGTTGTGGCTTATGCCGGAAACGACACCCTAGGAAGAACCGTGGCGCATAATCTTGGTGTGACACCGGAGCTAATGCTTGTTAGGTTGAGGAACAGCGCCAAGGATTGGTATGTATATAGCTCATCTCAGGGGGCAGGCAAGCGATTAACATTAAATGACAACAGTACGCCTTCTAATACTGGCGCTTTTAACAGCACAGCACCTACTGCCGCGTCTTTTACGGTGGGAGATGGATCAGAAAGCAACGGCTCTGGTTATAACTACATCGCTTACCTATTTGCAACTGCTGATGGAATAAGCAAGGTCGGTACTTACACCGGAACAGGTAGCGATCTAAATGTCGATTGCGGTTTTAGTGCTGGTGCCAAGTTTGTTTTAATCAAGCGTACAGACTCTACTGGAGATTGGTATCTTTACGATTCTGCTAGGGGCATTGTTGCGGGAAATGACCCGTACAAGCTTTTAAATTCTAACGCGGCGTCAGTAACCAATACAGATTACATAGACCCCCTATCTAGCGGCTTTACCGTTACATCATCAGCGCCAGCGGGACTTAATGCCTCTAGCGGCAATTACGTATTTTTAGCAATCGCATAGGATTATCAACTATGTCTGAATACAGAGTACGAGCAACGGGTGAGGTTAAATCTCAAGGCCAAGTCCGTTTAGACAACAAGAATATGTCCCTACCTAAAGTATGGACTGCAAACGTGTGTGACGCTCTGGGTGTTGATCCTGTCCTTGCGGCCCCTGCACCAGAGCCTAGTGCCGCTTACAAGTTAGTAGTACGCAACGGTGTTGTACAGGACGCTAAGGGCAATTGGGTTCAGGCTTGGGTAGAGCGTGAGATGTTTACTGAATATACCGACGAAAATGGTGATGTTCAGACTGTAGCGGCACAAAAAACTGCTTACGATACTTTGGTAAATAATGATTTGGCAAAGTCAGCAAGAAGCAAACGTGACGGATTGTTAAAAGAAACAGACCACTATGCTTTATCTGATGTAACTATGTCAGACGCTATGAAAACTTATCGTCAGGCTTTGAGGGACGTACCTCAACAAACAGATTTTCCCAGCACTATTAGCTGGCCTACGAAGCCTTAAATGAATGGACCCTCTTTCTCTCGTAGCATTAGCGTCTTCATCGTTCAGGGGCGTACAGCTTTTAGTAAACAAAGGTGCTGAAATTGAACAAGTTGCTCAACAGTTGGGCAAGTGGTTTAGTTATGCAGCAGACATAAGACAAGCCGAAAGAGAAGCAGAAAACCCGCCTATATTTAAAAAGTTGTTTGGTGGTGGGTCAGTAGAAGAAGAAGCTCTTAACGCTACTATAGCTCGTAAGAAGCTACAGGAACAAGAAAAGCACATACGTGAGTTGATTGTCTGGGCATACGGTAAAGACACTTACGTAGAAATGATGCAGTTACGTAAGGACATACGTTTACGAAGAGAAAAAGCAGTATATCAACAACGTAAAAAAAGACAAAAGATAGCTGACGTAATTGCTATGATTGTAGGAGCAGTAGTTGCATCCGGTGTTGTATACGGAACAACTTTACTTATAAAAGGCGGTTAACTATGGAAGATGACGGAATGAAAGAGGTCGTAGATACAATTTCTATAGCAACTGGAGTTGGTGCTTTAGCTGGCCTGTTACCCGCCATAGCAGCCTTGTTTACGATTGTGTGGACAGGTATACGTATTTGGGAAACTGAAACCGTAAAGAAGATGAGAGGCCGTTAAGATATGTGGACAGCTCTTGTTGGACCCGTTGCAAACTTAGCTCAGAACTGGCTTGCTAACCGACACGAAAAGTCACAAGCCAAACACGTAGCTCAAATGAAAGTCATTGAGAACACAGCTACGTGGGAACAGCACATGGCTGAAGCTAGTGGGAGGTCATGGAAAGACGAATGGTTTACCGTTGTTCTTTCTCTGCCCTTACTAGCGGTTTGCTACGGAGTAGCTATGGATGACCTAAGTATTATGCAGCGTGTTGGTTTAGCTTTTTCTGAGCTAGACAAGTTACCTGAGTACTACCAGTATCTCTTGTACGTAGCGGTAACTGCCAGCTTTGGCATACGTGGCGCTGACAAGCTAATGAAGATGAAGGGTAAGTAATGAGTTTATCACCTGCTGAAGTAGCCGCAATTTTAGCGGACCCCACAATAAAGATAGATAACGCTTTTGGTGTACAAGGATCTCCCGGTTTTTTTGGAACTGGTGTAAAAGGTTTGTTTGACGCAAGCGCTGGTCTTGGTCAACACGTTCATAGTGTTACTTTGGATCCAGTAGGCAGTACTGAAAATCCTAATAGGCTTAGTACAGGCGGTTCTTTTTCTCCCGGTGGACAGGCTAGTGCAATCTCCGCAGTTCTTGCGGCAACAGGACCTACTGAAACAGCCGCAGGAAAAGCTACTATAGACCGTTTACAAAACCTATCAGATAAACAAGCGTGTAATCAAGCAGGTGGTTTTACTACTCTAGGTGGAGAATGTTTAACTGGCGACGTAGCCCTTCAAAGAATAGATGAAATCCTAAGCAACCCTAACGCTCCTAGTGTTTTGGTTGACAAGGCTAATAAATACGTAGACAGAAACGACGATGACAATGATGGAACCGTTAGCTCTGAAGAGGCTTCTGATATAGACCCAGACTACGGCGGGAATCCTGACGACGTAGAGGAGAAGTATTTAGAAAAGTACTGTGAAGAAAACCCTGATGACTTTGATTGCCAAGGCATAGGCGACGACGAGCCAGACCCTGACGGTACTACGGTAGTAACCTCCGACGAGCTTGCAGGAGTTTTAGAAGTTATCTTTGGTCCGGGCGGAATCTTTGATCCGGGTGGGATCTTTGGAGGAACTGTTTTTAATCCGACACCTACAGGACCTACAGGACCCACAGAGCCTACAGGACCTACAGGACCCACAGAGCCTACAGGACCTACAGGACCTACAGGACCCACAGAGCCTACAGGACCTACAGGACCTACAGGACCCACAGGACCCACAGAGCCTACAGGACCTACAGGACCCACAGAGCCTACAGGACCTACAGGACCTACAGGTCCATCAAGTAATGGTACTGACATAACCGACATTCTTATTGGAGCCACCGCTGCTGCGGGTGCTGGTAATAGAGGAAAGTCAATGTTTCAGCCCTTTATGACTGGACTGTCGTACCAGCCGTACCAGCTTACTCCGTTGTCTTTCCAACAAAAAGATTACATGCAAGAACTTGCCGGAATAATTCAAGCAAACAGTCGAGGTATGTTGACATAATGACTTACTTAAATTTAGTAAACAACGTACTCAGACGTTTACGAGAAGACGAAGTAACTAACGTATCTGAAAGTACGTACAGCAAGATGGTCGGTGACTTTGTAAACGACGCAAAGGATCTCGTAGAGACAGCGTGGGATTGGTCAGCGTTGCGTAACACCCTTACGATTACGACGGCTGCTGACGACTACACTTACTCACTGACAGGCAGTGGTGACAAAGGTAAAGTTTTTAGGATTATAAACGATACTTCGAACTGTGAGCTACAGTACCAAACACAAGCGTGGTTTGACAACGAGTTCTTTGTAAACAACCCAGTCTCAGGCGCGCCTAAGTATTTTACTTATAACGGCGTAGACGCTAACGGCGATACTCAGATTGATGTGTATCCTAAACCTGACGGCGTTTACTCGTTAAAAGTAAAAATAGTTTTGCGTAACGTACCTCTGAGTGCTGATGCAGACACGTTGGCTATACCTAGCAGTCCTGTAATTCACATGGCACTTGCTCTGTTAGCTCGTGAGCGTGGTGAAACAGGCGGTACATCTACTGCTGAGTACTTTGCGATAGCTGACAAGCATTTGTCTGACGCGATTGCATTGGATGCCCAGAAACACCCTGAAGAAACAATTTTTTACACACCGTAGGAATTACTATGGCACAACAGTTACAGAGTATTAACTTGGTTGCTCCTGCGTTTCAGGGAATCAACACAGAAGATTCTCCTCTAGCACAGGACACGTCTTTTGCTGAAGTTGCAGACAACGCAATTATTGATCGACAGGGCCGACTGGCTTCCCGTCAGGGTAACAGCGTTATCACGACCAACAAGACGGCGTTAGGTACGGATCATATCCACAACATCCACGAGTTTTATGACAGTGCTGGCAACGAAACTATATTTAGCACTGGAAATAACAAGATACTGAGTGGCACTACTACGCTGACAGATGTTACTCCCGGCTCATACACGATTACGGCTAACGATTGGAAGATCGTAAACTTTAACGACAAGGCTTACTTTTTTCAAAGAGGTTTTGACCCCTTGGTACATGACAATGCTAATGGCTTAAGGACGTTTAGCGTTGTAAACAGTAGTTCAACGAACGCTACATTTAAGTGTAACGAGGTGCTTGCTGCATTCGGCAGGCTGTTTATTGCTGGCAATGCTACCAATGACACCATTATCTATTGGTCTGATTTATTGGACGGCACTAAGTTTACTGGTGGCTCTAGCGGGTCTATTGACGTTGCAAAGGCTTGGCCTAACGGTGCAGACAAAATTGTTGCACTAGCGGCTCATAACGATTTGCTTGTGGTATTTGGTGAACATAGTATTATTGTTTACTCAGGGGCAAGCAGTCCTGCAAGCATGGCAATCAACGACACTATATCAGGCGTGGGTTGCATAGACAGGAAAACAGTACAGAATATTGGTACTGACTTACTGTTCTTGAGTGATGATGGTTTACGAAGCTTAGGAAGAGTCATACAAGAAAAATCTCTTCCTATAACAGACGCAAGCCGTAACGTAAAACAAGATTTGATTGCAAAGCTAAAAACTAAGACTAGCCCAGCTACGTCTGTGTACAGCCCTGAAAACTATTTTTATTTACTGGGTCTACCTGACAGTAGCCTTATATATTGTTTTGACTTACGAGGTCGATTAGAAAACGGAGCGTTCCGTGTAACTAAGTGGCCTAGTGTTGACTTCAAAAGTTTTGCTAGAGATCGTAACGGTGACGTTTACATTGGTACTGTAGATGGTATAGGTAAATATGACGGGTTTGACGACAACAACTCATCGTATATTTTTCGATATACAAGTCCGGGTTTGACGTTTGGTGATCCGTCGAAGCTGAAGCTACTCAAAAAGATACGCCCTACAATTATTGGCGGTAACAACGCGGACATTATTTTGAGTTGGACTTACGACTTTTCAATTCAAGCCAATACGTCACGGTTTAGAGTTGGTTCTGCAACACCCGGTTTTTACGGCGTGTCAGAGTACACGGCTGTTGAGTTTTCGTTAGGTGATTTGATTAGTCGAAAGTCTCTTAACTGTACAGGTAACGGGTCGGTTGTTACGGTAGGTTTACAAACAGAAGTAAACGGTAGCGTTATATCCCTACAGGAAATGAATGTATTAGCACTTATAGGTAAAACAGTATGAACAATAATGAAGTTAGGAGGGTATTCTAATGGCACACGCATGGTGGCATCCGATTACTAACGCAGTTGGAAGCGTTGTGGGCAGCGTGGGACAAGGACTACTAACTGGCGCGCAAAACATTGGTCAAAGTCTGGTAGACAACGCTGGTCAAGCTGCTATGGGTGCTGCTGGTTTGGCGCTTGTGAATAAAGCCTATGATGATTTAGGCGACATAGGAGAAAGGGCGTTTACAGGTGTTGACCCTATTGCAGCCGCAGGCTTACAGCAAACAGCGTTTCGTCCGTTTACGGTCAGCGTAGGAAGCAGGGCGTTTCCCGGCTCAAGGTACACTAGTAGCTCAGTGGGGGCAGGTATGCCTGCACCTAGTACGTTTTCTACTATGGGCTACAACGAGCGTATACAGCAGATTATGGATACTCAAGGAGTGTCTCGTGAACAAGCTGTTGCTAACCAACGTGCAGCCACGGGTCAAGGGTTGGACATAAACAACGACGGGGTAGTAACCAACCAAGAGTTTGCTGCTCTTAGAAACTTAGGGTTGACGGGGGCAGGAACGTCTGGCGTCGGTACTGGAAGCATGGCAGGAGGTGTTGGTCCTAACCTTCAAATAGATTTAAGTGAACAGGAGCAACGTCTCAAGCAGGGGTTGTTGGAGAATGCACGACAGAGTTTACTGGTTCAAGATCCTGCCGGTGCTGCTCAGATGCGTACTATCGGGGGAAATGCTTTAACTAGAGGACAACAGCTTCTTGCAAACATTCCGGGCGGCACAGGAGACAGAGAAGCAGCAGTATACAACCGTATACGAGCAACACAGCTTCCTGAAGAAGAGCGTCAACGTTTAGCTCTTGAAGAGCGTCTCGCTAGTCAAGGACGTTTAGGCGTACAAACAGCCATGTTTGGTGGCACACCGGAGCAACTGGCTTTAGCTAAGGCACAAGAAGAAGCACAAAATCAAGCGTCTCTTATGGCAATCCAGCAGGCGCAACAAGAGCGTATGCAACAGGCTGCGCTGGCAGAACAAGTGTTGGGTCTTGGTTCTGGTTTGTTCTCTGGTCAGCTGGGTCTGCAACAAGTTCAACAAGGCATGGGCCTATCTGGTCTAGGTGCTTCTTACATCCCGCAGGCGCAAGCTCTCAACATGTTCCAGCAAGGCTTGGCAGCATCTGAGCTGGCCCAACGTGGTCAGTTGGCTGGCGCAAGTATGTTCGGTGAAGCTAAGATGTCTGGACTTGAGGCACTGTTGGGTTCTGGCTTAGGCCAAGCTAACCTGATTGGTGCGGCAGGTACA